TGTGGTCACGGTATAGGGCAGAGTCCATGTTGTCGTGGGAGCACTATAGGCTGACGACACCCCGGTTGTCAAGTTTGTGACCTGTCGATCTAGGTGTTGGCAGGATGCCGGAGCGTTTGCCATTAGGACGGGCTCTCGTAGAGGGCAACTTGGCAATCCAGATACTCAAGGTACACGCCGTCACTCCGTTGGATGATAAGCCCAAGTACGCCATCGAGAAAGTCCATTGCCAGAATCGTACATCCAGGGTCAAACTGCCATGTGCTCCAACTTTCCATCTCTAAATCTTGTGCGGCATTGTAATGGAAAATGTAAGGATAGACTTGGTTTGGCACGGCAGAGGTCAGTAACACCACCATCTCTAATTGCGGGTCTCCAACTAATTGCAGGGGGATGCCTGCCAAATACGTTGGAATGTGTTTAGTTATTCCCTCAGCAAAGAATCCGGCCAACGGGAAACGTGCTCGCATGTACCGCATCACTTCCGTCACTGGCACCGCAGAATTAGGGCTCCGCAGCCTTGTGAAGAAGACACGGCGGTCCATGCCCAAGGGCCGCATGGTGGGTTGTGACTGGTAGATAGTCAAGGACTGGATGGAGACAGAGCTATTTGCGAGCGCGGGATCTGTTGGAAGCTGCGCTTGGACATTGCCTGCAAATAACCATGCCCCTTCAGCCCAGTGTACTAGGGAGTGCCAGTCAGAAACAGTACCGGAGTTAGCGGATATATCAATCCGGTCTCCGTCCAGAAGTTGAGTAACGGTGGTCCTAAAGAGGTTGAAGATATCATTGGAGCCGGAGCAGACGACATTCTCACCGCTGAGAAGAACAAGCCGTCCCGACGTGAATCCCACTTCAGTAATGAAGTCATAGGTCAGAGAGGGGAAGGGGTTAGTGGTATCGTCTCCGACTTCTCGCGGGGACCAGTTGACTGGCTGGAGCACAAATACATTTGCAGGTCCAGCCACAGCCACCACATCATTCTTTCGTACTGTGTTAGTAGTTCCGCCACTGAGACCACCAGTAAAGGTGATGGTTGTGGCCGTGTTGCTGGTGATGGTTGCGGTTGATCCATCGGTGAGGTCTCGGAAGATGTAGCCCACAAGCTCATTGGTCGCCATGTCAAGACTGGCATTGTGATACTGCTGGGAGGGTGTCCATCCATACGTCACACTAGCCGCAGCCGGAATCGGATTGAGCCCATTCTGTGCAAAGAGAGTGGAGATCCCATTAACCACCGACCCTGTGAGTAGATGAGACCAGCCCGTCAGCGCCGCCACGCCCGCAGCAACCTGGGCTGCCGTCTCATCAGTCGCGGGTGTATAAGTCTCCGTACCAAATCCTGCGATGGTTACATTAATCGCCACACCCATTGCATACGTCCAGTCCGCATTCCACGTTAGCAGCACACCATCTGGGATAGACTCTGTAACTGTATTCAGTCCAGTCGAATCATTATAGGCGTGGAAGGTTACAGTTACTTTCTGTGAATCCTTCGGTGTGCCATTTGAGTAGTTCAGCGTGCAGATGAACCCGTCACCACTTGACCCTGTGGTGGGTATGACCTGCGAAAAGTTGAGGACGGTCGTGCCACCCGCAAAGTATTGAGGATAGTTGATCCCAAGACCGACATCATGGATGTTGACCGAGACGAACTGTCCAACAGGAAGAGTACCCGCATCTACATCATAGTAGAAGGTCAGAACTTCACCTGCGATACCCGCCAAGTGAGCCAAGGTATAGGTAAAGTGGTCCCCATCATTCACAAAGGACTGTCTTTGTGTGGCAGTGTAGCCTGACAGACCTTCATACCATATTGTAACATTGCCGGGTCCGACAATGGGCATTGGCGGTGTGCCATCAGCATTGAACCCAGCAATGATATCCCCACCCTTCGTTAGTTGCCACGGCATAGTAGCAGGGTCAATCGTGGTCAGGATGCCGGGGGCGGCACACTCACGCCACACGCCAGCCAGATTCGCTGAGCCAAGATTGTCATACGCATAATATGTCACATCAAACTTGTTGTCGGGATCGGGAGCGACTTCAACCACTTGCCCATTCATCGCGCGTGCTGGCAGGTTTTCGATGTTCTGGACTGTGCCCTTGACGACCACAATTCCACCATCATTCAAGCCGTCATTGGCCGAGATTTGGAAGTCGGCTCCGTCCTTCCGAGTGATGTAGATGGTAGATGCGCCTTCAGTCGTCCCGATGATGCCAAGCAGTGTGAAATAGAACTGCCCTCTCAGCGTTGCATTCTCTGTGAAGGCGACGAACAACTGTTGAGCCATCTGGTCCGTGGACAACTGTGCTCTCGACACGGGAGAGTTCGGCGTGGTGGCCTGGAACCCGACAGTGATGCCATTGAGAGTGACGTAATAGTTGGTACCATAGTCACCCAAGGCTACCGTGACAAGGGCCTCTGGTTGTGCGGTCGGCGTGAACTGACCGGCTAGGGGGTTCGGACTGATCGTCTGGTTGACGATGAACGTGGTATCTTGGACCTGTGCAAACCGGAACCCTGACTGCATGGCTGGCGGGCTAGTCGGCGCAAGAGTGAGATACGCCGAACCCTTGGGGGTCAGGACAGTATACGAAGCGCCTGTGATGCCATCAAAGACGTAGCAGCTACCTCCAGCCACTACGACGTGATACTTCGTTACCGAGTCCCGATTAACGGCGAAGATGTATGGATTGACCCACGTACCGCTGCCGAGCTTTGCGACATGCGTAGTTGGGGGACGTTTGATCTTCCCATAGACCATGCTGTCGAACACATTAAGCTGCGTCTGTGACTGACCAGTGGTACGAAGTTTGTCAGGCTGCTGACTCACACCATCGTAGATTGCCTGGACGGTTTGTGCGATGAGGGGCATTAGACCTTCGCTTCAGCGTAGGCTGGCGGCTCTCCACGGATGTCAATGTAGCCCACGTTCACAGCAGGACGCATACCCAGGGCACGCATCGCATTGCCAGTCCGCAAGAAGTTGAAGCTATCCAACTTTCCATACTTCCGCATGAGGCGGGCGTAGGACCATGCTTCATCAGTCTTGATGAAGCTAGCGATCTCCGATGAGTTTACGCTTCGCTCGACAAGTTGGCGGGCCGACTTGGCAACGACGTATAGTTGGGCTTCATAAGGGAGATCGACAAAGGGCATGAGCCACACAGGGTCGATGGCGAGGAAAGGGTAACTTCCGGCGTTCCACCCTTCGCGATTATGGCTTCTATCGTAAAAGACAAGCGGGTACACTCCGGCAGAGTTCCACACGATTGCCCGCCGCCATCCGATGTCAGTGTAGTTGACTCCAACCTGTTGCGGCGCTGACGTTGTTCGGTAAGCCATGAGGTTAGCTGGAATGGCGAAAACATTGAGTACCTCCACGGTACCGCCGAGGGTGGGCGTCCAGTTGATCTGCCCGATGGGCTGAAGCTGATACCCAATTTCAGAATTGAACTTCCACTGCATTGATAAGACTTCCGTCAACACGTCATTGAGGGTGGCAAGGGCCATTACACAGTCGGCCTGTGTCGCGGTGGCCGCAGATGCTACGGGGGCTTCACCTATAGCTCTCAGCAGATAGTTCAGTGCCGAAGTCTCGGTGAAATACCCACCAGTAATCAGGTTGCTCATTGGCCTCAAGGAGTGGGAGAAGAAAGTGTAGCTTGGTTTTTAGCCAGAACCAAGCGAAACTGGTACTAACACTTACGTGATGATCTCTACAGCACACTCGGGACGGAGGACACCATGCCCAACCGCATACCGAGCAACCATCAACGTACCCTGCCAACGGGTGCCGTACTCAGCTTCCATATTGAGTTCCATCAGCTTGACCGTTCCAACCGCCGCAGAGGTCGCGACGATAGCAATGGTTGAACTGAAGTTCCCCTGGTAGTTGGTCGGACCAGTGGTGACGTTCGTGGACGGAATGTTGTTGCTCCGTTCAATCGTCATGCCAAACAACTGCTTCAAGGTACCGTCTTGAATCGAGCCGCTTCCCGCGTTCTGGTTATAGAGCGTGGTGATGGCGCGCGAAGACGAGTTGATGAGGTTGTAGAAGTCAGCCGGGCGAACAGCAATGAACCGGCCCTCATCGGGAACATACTTCTGGTCAAGCGCAACAGCGGCGCTCGCAATCGCGGCAACAAGGTCATCCGCAAGGTACGAGGTCGTGTTGTTCAGGGTGATCTGCGATCCACCCGGAGCGCCCGTAACGAAAGCGGACGCACGCGCGGCCAAGCAGAACAACTGAGCGATCTGCTGGTCGTACACACGCGCCAGGGCCATACCCATTTCACGGGCAAGCGGCTGACGAATGTCAAACTGAGCCATCGCTTCGTCGAAGTTCGAGGCGAAACGGGCTGCGATCAGGAGGTCATCCAACGCGATAAGAGCCTGCGCGAATGCCGTCTGGTCGCCCACGATCTCCGTACCCGGAGTGTGGTAGCGGGCCGAACCCTTCCACGAGACGATCCACTGAGCCTGTTTACCAAACTGAATCGTCTTCACATCGTTGTGCTTGATGAAGATATTTTTCTCCATGAAAGCCTGGAGAACTTCACCAGTGAAGAGAGTCAGGTAATCGGCACGGGTATCGCCAGATAAATTACTCTGCCCACCATACGTGACTACTGAGTCTGCCATATTATATTCAGCAGTTGAAGCGTGCTACGAGCGTGAATCCTCACGCGCCTCACTCAGCGAGGTTAGCCTTTCGGGCCTCAGAGATCGGTTGTGCTGTCGGCTGCATCCGTGGTCATAGCAAACACGGACGACTTGTACTAATGACTTAGAATACGAGACCCACCAATACTCAGCGGGCCTTTCTCTGGTCCTGAGGCTACTGCTGCCACAGCCGCAAGTGATCCTGCATTAACGAGACTCGGCACGCCAACGGCGGCGGGAGAGTTAGTGGA